CGCGCCGCCCGATTCCGCCAGAACCATCGTGATCGCCGCCGTCAGCGTCGTCTTGCCGTGGTCGACGTGACCGATCGTGCCCACGTTCACGTGCGGCTTGTTACGCTCAAATTTCTCCTTAGCCATCCTCGACTTTCCTTGATAGATCAGCTGCAGAACCGTAAGTCGCGCTCAATTACAGCGCTTCGGCCGGTTTCGCAAGGGCCAAGCGTATACCGAAGCCGGCGCCTCGCCGGACTTCGAATTCATCGTTACCGGGACATCCCGAAACCGGAAAAGGATCCGGCCCGGACCGCCTCGAGCATTCTGGAGCGGGCGAAGGGAATCGAACCCTCATCATCAGCTTGGAAGGCTGTTGCTCTACCATTGAGCTACGCCCGCATCGCCCGTCGGATAATGGTGGAGGAGGTTGGATTCGAACCAACGTAGGCAATGCCAACGGGTTTACAGCCCGTCCCCTTTAGCCACTCGGGCACTCCTCCGAATCTGTCGGATTTCGGACATCCGGGGCGCGGGCCGAAGACCGCGAACGGCCACCGGTACGCCATCGGATGCGTGCCGACGGTCGGTGGGCGGTTATATGGCCGCCGCGCCGGGCCATGTCAACACGTCATTGGCGCGAAATCCGCCCATGTTGCAGTGATGTTTTCACAATTTCCCGGCGGCGGGCGAACTTGCCGTTTGCCCCCGCGGTCCGCTCTGCCTAATAGAAGGCCATGAGCAGACGACCCAGCCAGCGCAAACCTTCCGGCCCGGCCTATGGCGGCGGTCGCCGCGAACCGCCCGAACGCCTCTATATATACGGGCTGCACCCGGTCGAGGCGGCGCTCGCCAATCCGCGCCGCACCGTGCTCGCGGCGTTCGCGACCGAGAACGCCCTCAGGCGGCTGGAGGAGCGCGGCGTCCGCTTCCCCTCGCCGCCCGAGATCGTCCATCCGAAAAAGATCGACGCGCTGGTGCCCGCCGAAGCGGTCCATCAGGGCTGCGTCCTCGAAGTGGCGCCGCTGGAGCCGCCGACCTCGGCCGATTTCGAGGGCATGCGGCTGATCGTCGTGCTCGACCAGGTCACCGACCCGCACAATGTCGGCGCGGTGATGCGCTCGGCGGTGGCGCTCGGCGCCGACGCCATCGTCACCACCCGCCGCCACAGCCCGGTGGAATCCGGTGTGCTGGCGAAATCCGCCTCCGGCGCGCTCGACATGATCCCGCATGTGGAGGCGCGCAACCTCGCCCGGCTCCTCGCCGATCTCGGAGAGCGCGGCTTCCAGCGCATCGGCCTCGACAGCGAGGGCGACAGCCCGCTCGAGGAGATCGCCTTCGCGCCGAAGGTGGCGCTGGTGATGGGGTCGGAGGGCAAGGGCCTGCGCCAGGGCACCCGCGCGGTCTGCGACGCGCTGGCGCGGTTGGACATGCCGGGCCCGATCAAGAGCCTGAACGTGTCGAACGCGGCGGTGTTGGCGCTCTATATCGCCCGGCGCGGCTCGCGCGCCGTGGAGGAATGAATTCGCCTCAGCGGCAGAAGCGCCGGTAGCCGGAATAGGTGACGTAGTAGCCGGTCGAGGAATTGAAGCTGCGATAGGTGCGGCGGCAATAGCGGAACCAGGCCTTCGTCCACGGACGATAGCGTCGATGATGGCGATAGGGTGTGCGCCGGATCGGCCCCATCAGCATCAGCGCCGGATAGGGTTCCCAGCCGGTGACCAGCGGCGGCAGCGGCGGCGGTCGGTGATCCAGCCGGTCCCACGCGGCGCCGGGCCGCGGCAGGGCGACGAGGACAAGCACGAACAGGACGAAGACGGCCGGACTACGCAAGGTTTTCGCTCCCCTACACGGATTCGAGTCGCAAACCGCGGCGACTCGAAACGGATCGCGACGGATCGCGTCCCACCCTATCGCCGGCCGGCCCCGCCACGCAACCGCCTCGACGCCTCCTCCCCGCGATTAGCGGCAGCCGGCGGTCGAAAAACACATGCGTGGTTAACCCGGCTGTGCTACATCACCGACCCGCGCCGGCATAGCTCAGCTGGTAGAGCACCTGATTTGTAATCAGGGGGTCGGGGGTTCGAGTCCCTCTGCCGGCACCAGCATTCGATTTGTCCGCAGTAGTCGGTGTAGCCGGACGCCGATTTTTGGATTTTTGTCACCGGTTTTTAGAACACTGATGAACCTGAAGCCGGCCTTCACCTACATATAAACAGGCGTTAAAACTGCCCTTGAATCGGTGCTAGGCGGGAACCAACCGGGCATACCTGCCATTCCCCAAACTAGACTAGACCGGTTTGTTGCGCGATGATGTCCGAAAAGCCGACCAATTTGCGCACCGGGAGGCGGTGGATCTGATGAGGAACACTGCGAGTGGATTGGGCCAAGGACGTATTCATTGCACTGATAAATTCAGGCGCACCAGGATGGGCTGCGGTCGCCCTTATCGCGTGCTTCACAATCTACAAAGGTCCGGAATACCTTAAAGTTTGGCTTACCTATCGGGGAGAGAATAAGCGCATCAACGCCGAGATCGAACGGCGAGCCAAGCTGACCGATGTTGAAATCGAACGAAAGATGCAACAGATAGAACAGCGAAAACACAGGAGAAGGTCATGACCTACACAATCGCGATTGCGGCTGTTGTGGGGGGCGCCGCACTCTTTTTTTGGTATCGTTTCCGCCGCTGGGATCTCAATCGCCTGGAATGCCTGGAATGGAGCACAAACGAGTTTTTCGAGAACGCAGCACCGCTGATTGACGACGACGAGACACCCAAGGAAATCCTCAGCCGATTGAAGGCGCTGAACTCCCTTCTGACGATGCCCAGAAGCCCGTTCGTCCTACTTCACGTTCTCTCCTCAGGGGAGATGATGCAGGATGAGACGGCCGAATACGAGCGGCGACAGGCGGTTATTGATGAGTTCCTCAATCGCAGAAGCGAACTTTTGCCCCGCTTCCATCGTGCATGCGCGGTTAGCCTGTTTGCGATCAGCTACAAGTCACGGTTCCTCGGCCCGTTCATTCGGATCGTTCTAGGAGCCGCCGGAGACGGGAAGCGGGCCGGTAAAGTCGCGCAGTCGGTTGCCAAGAGAGGAAAACACTCCTCGCACGACGGGTTCAACCATCCCGACGGAGCCGCAGGCGCGCCAGCTTAGGATATCAGCAGTTCCCTATCTGCTGCTCTGGCGGCCAGCCGTTCCCTGGCGATCTCGTAGTAGTCTCTGGACTGCTCGCAGCCGACGAACCGCCGCCCGGTCTCAAGCGCTGCTATTCCGGTCGACGCCGACCCCGCGAACGGATCTAGGATCACCCCGCCGGCCGGGCAGACCTCCAGGAGCTCCTTCATCAGCTCGACCGGCTTCCCGCAGGTGTGCAGCTTCTTGCCGCCGGCCAGTGCTGAAATCGTGAACACGCCCGGCAGAGCATCCTTCGTAGCCGCCTGCCAAGGGCCGCGCGAGCCCCAGAGCACGAACTCCGACTGGTGCCGGAACTTGCCCTTCTGAGGCCGTGCGGCGCGCGTCTTGTCCCACACCACGCACCCCCGCAGGACGAAGCCGGCCGCCTGGAGCGCGGCATGGAGGACCGGGAGCTGGCGCCAGTCGATGAACACGCAGAACGGCGCGCCGCTTTTCAGGGTCCGGAAGGCTTCCGAAAGCCACAGGACCGACCAGAGGAAATAGCTCCACTGATCTTTGTTCTCGCCCATGAACTCCGGATAGGTGCCGGGCTCGTTGAGATATTTGTTGTTGGCCGAGTCCTTCACCCGATCGGATGTGAAGGTCCCGCCCGAGCAATAGGGCGGGTCGGTGAAGAGCCCGTCAAAGGCGTTTGAAGGCTGTTCACGCAGCCATTGAATGCAGTCGCCGTTGTGGAGTTGCCACATGGTTTCGCGCCTCTAAGGACGCTCGGTGCGGCGTTCCGATGGGGGCCTGGCTGTCGCTGGCCTCAGGTGATTGATCGTCCGGCAGCGCCGGCACTTGATCTCGATTTGGCCCCTCATAGCTGTGTCGTCGGCCTTGAGCAAGAGGGCGCCGCAGCTCCCGCAGCGGATGGGATTCATTAAGACGTGATCCTGCACTATCGCGCCGCTGCCGGCAGCAGGCGGGCGCGGTATTCTCACAGGTACCGGGCGGGTAGGCCGGCCAAAGCTTCCCGCCGCTGGGGGCGTTCGCGCGCCCCTGGCCGCCCGCTGTCGGGCGGCCGATCAGGTCTCAGTCAGGGTCCAGGTCCCAGCGACGGTCGTCGCGGAAATCGGCAGGAATCGGATCGAGCGCCTTGATCGCTCGCGCCTTCAGATGGATCGCCTGCACTTGCGCCGCGACGACCAGCCCCATTTCGATGATCTCGGCCGGAGACAAGTCCCGATCGATATTGTCGGCATCCCGAAACGACACGACGGTCTGATCGCCGGCCAGTTGGCGGGCCACCGCCGTGATGCCCAGATCGGAGATATTCTCGCGCCCGCCCCGAGCCATGTCGACGGTGAACGTCTTGCCCCCTTTCAATGAAACCGTCTTGGGCAGATCGATCCGCCGGTCCCGTTCCGCGTTGACGTCTTCCCGCCGGCCAGCCAGTTCCTCGGCAGCGAAGTCCGCCTCGAACGCGGCGACCTCCGCGCGCCATCCGGCAATGTATTCGGCCGTCCAGACCGCGGCGATCGCATTGCGGGCCTCTCGCGGCAAATCGGATACGTCGGCGCCCGGATCGCGGGTCTCGCGAAGCTTCCGCCCGTCGACCATGAAGGCGATGCTGACGGGCCCGGGACGGGACGGGATCGTGTGGCTGTGATAGCTCTTGCTCATGTCAACCGACCTGATAGACGCCATTGAAAAGGATGCGGAAGTTGCTGGTCGAGGCCGGGAATTCGGTCGTACCGAAGGCTGTCCAGTTTGCGCTCTGCTTAACGCCGACCAGGATCAACTTCGATTGCCCGGGCACGATCTGCCCACAGACATAAAGCGTGCTCGACGGGAAGGCTGTGAATCGGATCGTGACGTTGATCGTCACCGCGGCATCGCCGGTATGGGCGAAGGGCAGCGAGATCCCGAAACTGCCCGAGGCGCCCGTGTAACCATTGGTATCGAACTGCACGTCGCCGGAGAGGCTGCAGAACTTGCCGTTCGACAGATAGTCGACATATCGCGGCGTCGCGTATGACGGAACGAACGTCCCCATCGTGCCGAATGTGACGTCCGGAATGTGCTGCCCGAAGTCGAACTCGTCGAACACGTCCGCGCCGCCGCCGAGCGTGATGCCAGCGTCGAAGCCGATCGCCTCGCCGGCGAGCTTTGCCAACAGCCAGGTCTTCAGCCGCGTGAACGCCGCCCTACGCGAGTTCCCAGCGGCCGTCTCCAGCTCGATCAAATCGGCGTCGGCAATCGCTCCGCCTAATTCGGTGATATCGCCAATGGTCTTGCTCATGCTTCATCCCCCGCCAGCAGGCGCGCACCGGCCTGGTCGCCCGCCAGGCAACGGAAATTGATCGCCGCGGGCGTCTCGGCCTCATCGCCGGCGGGCGCTCGACGCTCCGTGTCGAGCCCCTTCACGAAAATCACAGGCGTGTAGACCGCCGGGTCCTGCCCCGCCATATCGTCTCTCCTATTGTCCGAATTCGATCAGCAAAAGCGCGGCCGGCCCGCCGGCCGAGCCGTCCGGATTCGATCCGCCATTGGCGAACCCGCCCATGCCGCCGGCGCCGTAGCCGGACGGCGCCACGCCGGGTTGCGCGGCCAGACTGCCGCCGGAAATAAACTCGAATCCGCCCTCTCCGAGCAGCGTCCCGCCGGGCCGCTGATAAAGGACGTCCAAGGGCTGGTCGTATCGCTTGTTGCCGGTGCACGGCTCCAGCCGGATGCCCCCCGACCCCGTCGGCGTCGACCCGTCCGCGCCCGGCGGCGATCCGTCGCCCACCGCACCGGCGGTGCCGCCCTTGCAGGTCATCAGCGCCCCGAACACCAGGTCGCCCCCGTCGCCGCCCGCACCACCACTGCCTGCCGTTCCGGGCGCGCCGACGGTGACCTCGACGTCGTCCGCGATCTCGAAGATGCCGAGCCGGGTCTCGCCGGGCGCACCCATGCCCCCCATCGAGGGGTTTGTGGACAACCCGCCGCCGCCGCCGCCGGCCGCCTGGCCGATCGCCCACACATGCGTCGTGCCCGTCGTTGGAACATAGGTGCCGGTCGCGGTGATCAGCCGGATGCCGAGCGGCCGCGTCGCCTGGCCGCCGGCCGTCCCCAGGAGCCGGAATTCGACCGGATCGGTTCCGTTGTCGTAGTAGACGATCGGCGTGACCTGGTCGGCCTTGACCTCGCCGCCCGAGAAGGCGCTCCCGCCCCGGTCGCGGAACGGCACGAGGCCGGTGCCGACATTGAGCTCCATCGGCCCGGTATTGTCCTCTTCGGGAACGAACCAGCCCCAGGCACCGTCCTGCAGCGCCGTAAGCCCGGTCGGGTGCAGCAGCGTCGCGACGATCGAATTGGCGTCCCCGCCAGTAATCCGCAGGCGGCCGAAGCAATAACCGAACATCGCATTGCGGGTGGCGTCGTTGTTGTCGAGATACGCCAGCACGTCGCTGAAGGACGAACGGAGAAGGTTGCGAAGAACGCTGCCGGTCATGCCGCCCACCCGAACTGGTCTGCCATGGTCTGATAGATCTCCTTATGCCGCTCGTCGGCGGCGACGATGGTCCGCTGGAAGTCCCGGCCGCTGTCGTCGTCGACGACGATGCAACGGCGGATCTGGTTGGAAAGGCTGCCGATCGACACGTGCTGGCCGAGCACGTCCTCGCTGGCGAGCGCGCTGTCGAGCACGACCCGAAGGAAGCCGCCCGAGTCCGTATCGGCGTCGACGATCGTCTTCAGCTCCGACCCGCTCGGCGTCAGCACCTGGATCACGGACTGCTCGCCGACCTCGAACAGGTCCGCGTAATCGAAGCCGGCGCCGATCTCGTCCATGCCGACGAGCGTCGACACGGCCGGGATGACCTGGTCGAGGACCAGCTGCTGGGAATTCGCCACATCCCGTACCCGCGCGCCGTGCGCCGTGTCGTCGACCAGGTCCGTCACCAGCCCGATCAGGGTGCCCGGCTTCAGCGCCTGGTTCTCGATCTCGTTGGTGACCTCGTAGCGGGTCCGCCACCAATACGCCCGGAGCTGATCGAAGGTCAGCCGCTGGCGCAGCCAGTCCGGATCGTCGATCGCCCGGCTTTCCATGCCCCGCCAGTTCTGCATGTTGCCCGAGATCGGCGCCCGGACCTCGAGCTCGTCGTTGGCCCAGTCCAGGTTGCGGTTGCGGAACGTCGCCCGCACTCCCATCGGCCGGCGCGGGTTCTCGTAGATCATGCGGATCGACGAGCCGTTGCGCGGTGAGAAGGTGATGGCCGGCTCCTCGCCGGAGAGATCGCGGAAATAGTCGATCCGAAGCTTCGCGCCGAAGGCCGGGCGCGCCAGGCCGCTAGCCAGTAACAGCGACAGCACCTCGGTGATCGTCTCGCCGGCTGCAACGAGAGAACAGCTCGCCCCCATGCGGATGCACTGGTCGCGCCAGCCGATCCAGTCGGTGTTCTCGAGCACGGTTTTCGCCATCGCCGCGATGCGCGGCAGCCGGGAATATTGCGCCACCCGGAAATGACGGCAGACGTCGTCGAGGAGCTGGCGGGTATGGAGCGCCGGATTGCGGGTCGCCACCGGCGTAACCCAGCCCGCGCCGTCCCAGTCCATCGCGTAGCCCTTGAAGATGGCCGAGACGTTGCGGATCGACTGGCTGCGCGATTTCAGCGCGATCACCGCGGTTCCCGGCTGCTGCACCGGCGGCACCTCGGCGATCACCGAGCAATGGGAGACGGTGACGCGCGTCGGATAGTCGGCCTGCGCCACCGGCACCTTCCATTCCGGGTTCTGCGACGTTCCCTCGTTGCGGGCGACGAACAGCGAGATCGCCTCTCCGGACTTCTTGTGGTTGACGCCGCCCATCCAGTCGGCGTCGGTGACGATGCCGCGGGAGATCTCGAACTCGTAGGCGCCGACAGGGAAGATGTCTTTCGTCGCGGTCACCCTGAGGCCGTGCCGGCGGGCGACAACGTTCTTCACGTTCTGGTGTCCCGCGCCATCGTCCTGAAGCGCGCCGTCGCGGAAATTCGAATGCGCCGCCCATTGCAGCCCGGTCGACCCGTCGGCGAGAGGCCAGGCGGTCACCTCCGGCTCCTCGCTCCACAGCTCGTAGGAGATCGATCCGCCGATATCCTCGTTGCCGAAGGCGCCGTCGCGCCTGATGCGGACCTCGAGGAGCCGGGTCCCACGTTCGATTCCCTTGAGGTGGATGCCGGGAAGATTGACCCAGTCGCCGTCGTCGCCCCCGTCCGGCCGGTACCGGATATGGAGCGGCTGGCGCACCGCCACGGTCGGGTCGGTCGTCTTGATCAGAGCGTCGACCCGGAGCCGGATCGAGATCTCGATCATGTCGTCGACGGCCCGCGTCTTGAAGCGGATCGGCACCGGCGAGGAATTCGACGGCTCATCCTGGTCCTCGAGATCCACGTCGTCGAGCGCGAAGCTCCCCAGCTCGGCGCCCACCGGTACCGGCGCCGTCACTCGGTCGACGAAGGTGCGCGTCGTCGTCCCCGGCCCGCCGTCCCTCGTTTCAAGCGCGATCGCCGGCATGTCCTCGGCGAGCGTCCCGTCGACCCGGACGTCGGAGATATCGTAGCGGCCGCTCGCCACCAGGACGCGGTTGACCGCCTGGACGCCTTTATCGAGATAAAGGTCCGGATGGGCGGCGTCGGGCGGCGAGATCCGCGCCTCGCCGAAGATCCGCGGCGGGAAGGCGTCGCGGGCGAGCAGGTTGCCGTCGGACTGGACGTTCTCGAAGGTCGCCCGCTTCTGGCGGTCGTCGGCCTGTGTGGTCGCCGCCACCTGCGGCTCGGCCGGAAACAGGGCGCTGAGCAAAAGCGATCCGCCGATACCGATGCCGGCGGCGAATAGCGAGGAGGCCGCGGTAAAAGCCGTAGTGCCGGCGGTGAACCCGAGCGCTCCTGCGATCACACCGCCAAGATACGGCGCCGCGATCGCGATCGCCACGGTGGCGACCAGGGCGAGGAGCTGACCGCCACCGCCGCTGAGGCCGGCGCGCGCATAGAAGCGCACCACCCCGTCACGCCGCGGCCGGACGCGCTCCCACAAGGCCCGCGGAACTTCCTCCCAGCGCCCGTCCGATGTCGCCACATAGGCGACCAGCTTCGAGGCCCCGATCGCCGCCGCCATGCCGGCGATCGTCGTTCCCTCCGGCGCCGTCAGGTGCTGGACCTTGTCGAAGGCCGGGACATAGTGGGCGAAGGTCAGCGTCATGCGGCCACTTCGTGGCGCAGGACGGCCGTGATCCGGCGGGCGATATGCGGCGCGTCCAGAGATTCCAGCAGCGGCCCGGTCGCCCGATCGGTATGCAGCAGCCCGCCATGGGCGACGATGCCGCAATGGCCGTGCTCGATGACCTGGGGCCGACCCTTTGTCCTGACCACGTGCCGCATGACGACGAGATCGTCGAGGCGCGGCTCGTCGACCGGAAACCAGCCGTTGCCCGCCGCGTTCGAATAGCCCTCGGAGAGGCCGTCCGGGCCCGGGGAAATGTCGCAGCGATCGCCGAGCTCGAGATCGAAGCGGTGCCGGTACCACAGCTCGACCAGGCCCCAGCAATCGGCGCCGCCCAAGTCACTCTGGCCGGCGGCATAGGGAACGAGCATCAGAGCCTGCGTGAGGGCGCGTGGGGGGGCGGACAAACCCATCATACCCACACCCCCGGAAACCTGTCCTTAGTCGTGCGCAGGAACGGCACCGGGTGCTGCCAGTCGATCACCGGCCCCAGCTCCGCGTCGACGGCTTCGCTGTCGATCGGCGCGCCCGCGATCTGGAACATGTCGAGGGTGTCGATCAGCAGCGTGTCCGGGTCGGACACGTCGACCGCCATCATCCGGACCATGATCGCCTCGGTCGACAGGATCAGCGCCCGGCCAGGCGCCCGGTGGACATTCGAGACGCTGACCGTCACCGGCTCCTGCTCCTCGCCGTGCTTGGGGATCGAGAATTCGATCGTCGCCGGCACATAGGTCACGCCGTTGGAGACCACATCCTGGTTGTCGGTGGTGTAGGCGTGGAAGACGCCGGTATGCTCCTCCTCGATCTCGATCAAGAGCACATGCGGATCGGTGATCGGATCCTTGTTGAGCTTGTGGATCTGGGCGGGCGTCAGGAGAGGCATCAGGTTTCCCTCAACACTAACTCGGCGCGCCATTCATTGGCGACAACCCGCCGAGGGCCTGGAAGCTTGCCGAACTTGACCACATAGGTTTCCAACGTCGCCGGGTGCGTCCAGTTGAAGGGTTCGACGCCGCCGTTCGTCGTGGTGTCACGAAAGGTCCGAAGGATCGTAGCTTCGGCATCCGTGAGCGGCTGGGTGAAGGAAAACTCGATGAGTGTCCGGCTGAATACTTTTCTCCGTCGCGAGTCCCCGGCTTGGGCTTCATCGTCGACATAAGACGGGATCGGGCGCTCCTCGATGGAGCTCGCAAGGGGATTTGGGAGCGATGGGGGATAATCGATCGCCGCCGCCATGGTCAGACCCTCGTCGCCGGCTGGGTCAGCCCGTAGCGCTTGCCGGTCTGCTTAACGAAATTCTCGACGATCTTCTGCCCGCCGCTGCCGCGCCGCTTGCGAGTTTCGATCTCGGTGCCGGGTGCCGGGTAGTTGTAGACGAATACGTCGCCTTCACGTCCGCCACCGCCGGTCACCTCGACGCCCAGACGGCCGGTGGGCCCGCGCCTGAGCGGCAGGATGCCTTCCGGGCCGGCTTCGCCCATCAGGCCGGTTCCGTTCTTCATCGGAAAGATCGTCGGCCGGTCGACGATTCCTCCGGCGGCGAACGGCACGATGTTGCCACCCGCGAACACGTTGCCCTTGGCGCTGCCGATCGAGCCGATGATATCCATCGGCTGGCCGGCACCGGAAAACGCCTTGACGATCGAGGGAATGAGGCCGCCGCCGGAGCTGGAGCCGAGAGGCCCGCTGCCGAACAGCGCCGCCTGGATGGCCGCCTTGGCGATCGCCTGCTCCAGGTTCTTCATCACGTCGGCCGCCGACGCGCCGCGAAAGATCAGCTCGTCGAGCGCGCCCAGCGTCTGCTGCTCGAAGAACGCCATTCGTTCGGAGGCCTTCGCGGTCGCCGCCGATTCCTTGATCTGGGTGGCGATCTTCTT